ACCACTTAAATCTGCATAACTTAAATTTGCACGTTCTCCATATCCATCACGTAACCATTTCTCATGCTTTTCTATAACGACATCTAGTTCTGCTTGATTCATTCTGCTTCCTCCTAATCCATTTTAATAACTCTTAGCCCTTTCTCTGTCGTCCTCTTTTGATAAGTCGGCACATGAACCGCAAAATGGTTCTAAGTAACTTTTATGCATAGGCATATTTTTAATTATTAAATCTGCCATGCTCCATTGGTACGTATACTTTAAAGCCAATAATCAAACTCGACCCTTATTCGTCAGTTAGAGGTTACTTGTATTTCAAATTCTATGATAAAGGGCAAGTTCGTGTAGGCGAAAATAAACTTCAAGTAATCACATCACGTAAAACTTTTAACTTCGATATAGTGGTACATGAAGCTCTCTACCGCCATTAAGTTTACCTACAAGATAGATTTGGTCAGGGTGAGCGCCGGCGTTAACATAAAAAAGTTTGTCCATATAATCAATTAAATGTTCTTCATAATCGAACTCGTCGGCAATTATGCTATTTGTTTTTATTAAAAGCTTTTTTATTGATTTTATTTCTTCCATAAGTTCCATATGATTCTGCTTTTTTTGCATTGACTTAAACACCTCCTATTTTTTTCTTAAAATTTACTAACAAATTGTTTAGAACAATCAGTATTACCGATTATTCGAGAAATAATAGAAAAGTCATAACAGTACATATTAAAAGAGAATAAATCAAATAGGTAAGTGACAACTGCCTGTTAATAATATAAAAATATATATTTCCAAAGATTGCTGCTAATATTATTAATAAAAGCATGACTTTATTTATCATTTTGTAGGTCTCCATTTCACTTAAATTATTTCCTTCAATGTCGAAATCCATCGTCCCAACAATCGTCTACTATTAGCGGATTTTCTACGTTCATTGTCTATCACTCCTTGAAATCAACATCAATAACAGTATCAATGCAACAATTACTATTAACTCAGCCATTTGCAACCAACCCACTTACACAAACAACAAATGTAACTAATACGATTAAAGCTAAACAAACTAATGTATATCTATCTGATTTTTCAATATATTCATTTCCGTTTTCATCAATACTTATTAGCCCAAAAAATCGTAATATTTTCATTTTAAAACCTCATTTCAGAAATAATGTGAACCATCCGAGTAAAATGTAAATTACTGATATAAACATGCCGATTTGTAAGCAAAATAGATAAATTAATAATGTGTTTTCATGTTTTTTGATTGATTTTTTCATTCTCTTATCTCCACATCTGTGATATAATTAATTTAAATATTATTTCGTAACTCACAGTTTTAGTAAGCTCTAACTTACTATTTATATCTGTGGGTTTTTCTTTTACCAATGCCGCTCAATCGAATTCGCGAATCTATGCTTGTACTTAGGTCTTTTCTTATATTTAATTTGATGATCTAAATGCCTTGATTGAAGTTCAACTAGCAAATATTTTCCAACCGATTTTGGAACGTAATTTGGGTCGTATTTTCGTATTTCAGCAAGTAGTATTTCGACTTCATCAATCATTTTCAGACCTCCTTATATACAAATTTTTTAATCAGCCAATCATTTGCTTTTACTGCATCGAATGCCCACGCTTCACGTTGATTCTTTGTAGCCCAGTTACTAAATTCTGCAAGCTCTGGAAAGTCTTTAATGTTATCTAACCACCATCCATAACTTCGTGGACTAGCTTGCGCAAAATCTTCTAACGTCCATACACCGTACAGGAAATTCACATGCCTGTTTTTATTTTTCACAGGACGACCCATTTTCTTATTCTCCTTTCTATTTTAATCAACATCTATTTCTAAAATTTCCGCAATTTCTTTTCTAACTTTCGATGCGTCTCTTTTGCCGTTTATGATATCTGATAAATAAGGATTGCTAATACCTAACATTTTTGCTAAATCAGATTGTTTCATATTTATTGCTTTTAGTTTTGCGTATACTGCAACCGCAAAACGCTGATGTTCTACTGACATGTTTTTGCTCCTTTCTTGTTTTGGTTTTCACGTGATATAATTATTTTTGATTGGAGGTGATTGCAGATGACTTTTTATGATTTTTTAATAACTTATTACCTTAGCGAAAATAGTCCTTTAGGCGATCTAGCTCATGATGTTCAACTAGATGGTAATTTCCCAACAGAAAGCAAAAGCGAAGATGAAATCAGGGATTATTTTTCTAATATTGGTACTCCTGGCTTCCAAGAGGCTTTAGATGAGGCGTTAAATTATTTTAGAAGACTATGACAATTCTTTTAACTTTGCTTAGGTCAATTTCCGGTGCTCCATACTTAGCTTTAATTTCATAATTTTTGTAAAGACCGACTTCAATTTGTTGAATGTTGGTTTTTTTTCTTTTTAAATATCTTTTGTTCACCTCTCCATCACTCCTTTCTATCTTATTAGCTAATTATTTAGCAGATTGTTGACAAAAAGAACTCTATAGAGTACTATATAAACATAGCTAAACAAGCCTTATCAAAAGCCATTAATCGTTGGGGAACGAATTTTATATGGGGTTATTTGTTATCTTGTTTAGCTAAATAATTAGCTTATGAACATAGTATAGTACTCTTTAGAATAATAGTCAAGCGTTTTTTATTCTTTTTCGTACTTTCATATGTTTCTTTGGAGGGAATATTGACATGACTACGTTTGAAAGGGTAAAAGTGTTAGCAGAAAAACAAAAAATATCTCTCAAAGAACTGGCATTAAAATTGAACATGGGAGAAAATGCTATTTACTCATGGAAAGTAAAAACACCTGGCGCTGACAAATTAAAAGCAGTAGCAGACTACTTCAACGTCTCTACCGATTATCTTTTAGGGCGTACTGACAATCCGCAAATTGACTCCGACATCCCGCCGGAAGCAGCAACTTTGGCGGCGCACATTGATCCCGCTGCCACAGAAGAAGATATGAAAAAAATTCTTGAATATATTGATTTCATTCAACAAAAATATAAATAAGAAATGAGATGTATGTATGTGGTTAGATAAATACAGAGAGCGATATCCTGAACTAACTATCATTGAAGACAAAAATATGCAGGAAGTTCACAAAGGATTATATTATAATAGTAGAATATTCTTAAATCCTCAACAAAATGATGTTGAAATGCGTTGCACTTTAGCGGAGGAAATTGGACATCATCATTTGACCGTTGGCAATATTATTAAACAGGAAACAGTTAATGATAGAAAACAAGAAAAACTTGCGAGAAATTGGGGTTATGAATCACTTATCCCTTTGCGTAAAATTATTGATGCTTATTATGAAGGATTCACTGATTACTACGAAGTTGCGGATTTTTTAGAAGTTACAGAAGAATTTTTAAAACATTCTATAGAATATTATAAAAGTAAATATGGTAACACTGTTGAGTGTAACGGATATGTTATCATTTTTAGAAGTAGTATACAGATTATTGCTTGTTAGGTATTTACACAAATGTGTTTATATAAAAATTTAATAAAGGGAGAATTGGGATGAAAAAATTATTATTGTTAGCAGGTTTATTAATTGTTTTTAGTTTTGGCCTAACAGCATGTGGAAATTCATCTGATAGTGCAAAGGAAGAAAGCAAAGAAGAAAGTACCTCTACCACAAATGAGTCTGAAGATTTGACTGAAGATGAAACAACAATGGAGGAAGAAACTGATAGTGGTATTATTGATAGTGAAGACTATGCAACATCTTGGAGTGAAGATTGGAAAGGTTTGCAAACAAAAATAAGTTCAGTATCTGTTTTTAAAGTAGATCCTGCTAAACTTGAAGAAGATGGTGAGGAAGGCGAAGGGCTAGTTATTGTTAATTATGAAATTAACAATACTAGTAAGATTGATTTCAATACTTATCCTGAACAAGGAGTATTAGTTACAAATGGCGAACAAATAGAAGCTTCAATGTTTGAAAGTGACGATGTTGGTGGAGAAATAATGCAAGGTGTAAGTAAAGATGGTGCAGTAGTATATGTTTTACCAACACTAAATGATGTATCTGATATAAAAGATATACGACTAACTTGGTCTGCTAGTTATGAAACAGATAATTACGAAGAAGATTCATTTAAAGATTATGATGCAAGAATAACACTTAAATAACAAAAAACGCCCTCCCCGCAAGAGATAAGCGTTTTCAAACACACACATAGGAGTATGCAAATATATTTTAACATAGTTTGCTGTACCCTTCAAAAGAACATACGTTCCAAATCAAAGAGGTGGTGCTATTAATGAAAATTAAAAAGTTAAAAAATGGAAAATACGCCGTTCGTTTGCGCATCAAAGTCGACGGTGAATGGAAAGAAAAGCGTTTGACAGATACAAGTGAAACAAACTTAATGTATAAAGCGTCTAAATTATTAAAACAAGCTGAACATGATAGTAGTTCTTTAAAAGAGTGGAAATTCAAAGAGTTTTACGAATTATTTATGAAAACTTTTAAAGAAGGTAAAAGTAGTCAATCAACAATTAATTTATATGACTTAGCTTATAATCAATTTGTTGATTATTTTGGCGAAAAAAGAAAACTTAATTCCATAGATGCTGTGCAGTATCAACAATTTATTAATCATTTATCTGTAGACTATGCAATATCCACTGTAGACACCCGGCACCGCAAAATTAGAGCGATTTTTAATAAAGCTGTCCATTTAGGCTACATGAAGAAAAACCCAGCCATAGGCGCTCATATAAGCGGACATGATGTGGCAAAAACAAAAGCACAATTTATGGAAACCGACAAGGTTCATTTACTATTAGAAGAACTTGCAAATTTTCATTCTATATCACGAGCAGTTATCTTTCTAGCAGTGCAAACAGGTATGAGGTTCGAAGAGATTATTGCACTAACAAAGAAAGATATTAATTTCGCTAAACGTTCTATAACAGTCAATAAAGCGTGGGATTATAAGTACACTAATACATTCATTGATACCAAGACAAAAAAGTCACGTGTGATCTATATTGATAACTCCACAGTTCAATATTTACAGTCTTATCTCGCGTGGCATTCTGCTTATATAAAAGAATATGGTATAAAAAATCCACAAATGTTATTATTCATCACCTATCACAATAAACCAGTGGATAACGCATCATGTAATAAAGCGTTGAAAAAGATATGCAGTACAATTAATTCTGAACCAGTGACATTGCATAAGTTACGACACACTCACACAGGACTATGCGTTGAGGCAGGCATGGATATCATTTATGTAGCTGATAGACTTGGTCATGATGATATTAATACAACATTAAAATATTATAGCCACCTAAGTTCTAATTTACGTCAACATAATCAGTCTAAAGTAGATGCTTTTTTCACACTAAAAACGGATGAAAATACCACAAATTTTGCCACAAATGCCACAAAAATAACGGAATAA